CATTCTTATCATAAGCTGCAAACTTTTTACCATGTTCTACTATTGTTGGCTGTTCACTTCGAGGCAAGTCACCTTCATGCTGTTGTGTGTCACCATTATCTGAGCCTTTTCTGCTTGAGCTAGACATTCCTGTTTGTCCGAATATGTGCCGATTTGGTAATATTGTAATCGGTCTGTGCTAATAAAATGCAAAAACACTAAAACATAAATCATCTAAAGTAATCCCTTACATCCAGCCAACCCATGTAGTGAAGATATCCCGTAGCTCCCACGAACGTAAAGATAAGCAGAACAACTATACCCACTATGGTAATTATTAGCTCCTGTCTTTGGATGGCATCCCTTCTGGCTTGAGCTTCCGCTTCCCTCTTTTCTGCTAGAACTTCCTTGCGTATTTTTAGTAGCTCTAACCATTTTGATCTTCCGTAGGTTTGGGTGATCCATTCTTGCAACTCGGCTTCTGCGTCTGCTGCTTGTCTAATTTTCGCCCAACGATCCAGCGCCGTAGCATTGGTGCTTTTGCTAGATATACCCTTCTTCTGTAACGTTTTCTTAGCTTGGTCAGTTGCGTCAAAGAATTGCCCTATCTGCTTACTAAGGCCAGCTACGGTTTTACCAGCAGCCAGACCAGTTTTTAAACCAGCTAAAATTGTCAAAGGATCCATTGTTATCTACCATCAGAATTTATAGGACGTCTTGTAAGATATTCCATTGTGTTTTCTAAGGTCTTTATTCTAGCTTGCAATTTAATGATTTGATTAAACTGAAGCAAAAAACCCTCTTGGGTTTCGTATACGTCCTCAAACTCTTGATAGATTTCATCAATGGTTTCATCACCATCCTCTTCGACTTCGATAATATACTCTATGATCTCATCTATTCTTTCAGTGTTTTCTTCAACATCGCGCATCAAGTTTGTCCTGTCCGTAGCGTTGTTTTCTACAGTCAGAACATTTACTGTCTCTTCAAGGTTCTGTATCGTACTAGCCTGTTGTGCCGTCCACCATATAAAACCACCGATCTGGGCTATTACAACCCCGACTACAGCAATACTTACTTTTGGTAATTTATCAGACATCTATCTAACTCCTTCGAGCAGCAGCTTCTTTTTGTGCTTCAATACGCTCACGATTTACCTCGTTACGATTGTCCGCAATTTCTTCCTGACTTTCCATCCGGGCCGCGTCTGTAGCTGCACGTTGTTGCATTTTCTGCAACTCTAACAACATGTTACCCTGATCTTCTTCTGTTTTACGCTGCAAGTCTTGCTGTTTGATTGCCAACTCCTGCATACGGATCTGAACAAGAGGATCGTTCATTGGATCGTCGCCCGGTGTCATCAACTGAGGAAGTATCTCTGCTAGTATCTTTTCCATCTGTAACGAGATCAACTGCTCCATTTGAGCCGGATCTTGCATGTTTTGTTGCACTTCCATGATCTGCTGCTGCGCTGCTTGTGGGTTTATTGCCCCACTTTGTGCCGCTAATTCCGCCTGACCAATGATTTCCTGTATCTCATTCATGACCATCTGACGTGCTTTCTGTGAAGCATGCTCCATAATATGGGCGTAAAACGTACCCATAACCTGTGGAGATGTCATAACCAAAGGCGTTTTCGTAAACGCTAGATGGATACGCATATGCACGTCGTGATCCTGATCTGGGAACGTGTTGAGTATCTCACCCATCAACGCCCGGGCATTCTCGATGGCAGGGTCTAGGGGTTGTGGCTGTGGCGGCGGTGGGAGAATCTCGTCAATATTCTGGACTTCCAAAGCCTGATACATCCGACGATACGCCGCTTGTAAGTTGTGCATCTGGGGGTTTGATTGCGCCAACTGTAACTGAGTTTGAGCCAAAGTGACCCTCTGTGCCATCGAGAATATGTTAGGATCACTGACAGGAATTACATCAATGCGGTCATCGAAGTCTTCCGACATGATCATACGGTTACCACCCTCTACATCGTAAGGATATTCTTGGGGTAGGTTGTCCTTAAATATTCTAGCAAGAACTCTGAACTCCTGCTTCTGAGAATAGTGCAGCCGCTTGTGAATAGCGGACATAACTTTCATACCACGCTCTAGGAGCGCCACAGTCGTCCCTACAGGGGCCTGACCGTTTGCATCAGCAGTCTGCTGGTCAGCAAGTGAAACAAAGCGTCTACCGCCCTCTACAAGGGCTGCTAGCAACTGTGCAAGCGTACCAGAGGGTTCTTTGTACGGTAATGGTATAATAGAACTCTTAATATCTCCACCCGGTGCATCTATGTCCCGCCACTCACCCGGCTGTAATGGCTCGTCGTCATTGCGAACCCTTACGCCTCTTGCCTTAAATCCTGCTGGGAGGTTGGCAAGAGTTCCTGCATCGATCAACTGTCGGAGAATACTCGTTGCCGCACGACCAAGGCCACCAATCATGTGAATCAAACCAAAGCCATAGAAACCCAAACCCGGCATAAATTTGTAATGCACGAAGTATTGTTGCTTTTTAGCCAGACCTGAACCCTCTTCAAAGTTACGACGTATAGATAAAACTTTTCCAGAACCCTCATCTATTGCCACAATATATGGCAACGCTATTCCCGTTGGCTCTCCCGTGGGAGCCATGTCCTCAAAACCCTCAATATCTAAATCAACATGCATTTCCAGCACTGTGTAGATATCGTCAGTATATGACCTCGAAATACCCTGTATCTCATCCACCTTTTGTCGAACCTCATCGGTCTTCTCTTCTGGGGATGAAATATCAATATCTCTGTAAAAACCAGCTATTTGCATCTTTCGTATTTCGTTTGCATCCATACGAAGCACATGCGTAACACGAGAGGCTGTTGCTAGATCAGAGGCTGAATACGGTACAACCAAGTCCTGTGCAGGAACAAACTTAGATACCGCACGTTGCTTGGCCTCATCAAAATAAACTTTCTTAAAGGTAGAACCAGACAGTGGTAAATAAAACAGCAACTGATCCATATCTGGATCAAACTCTTCCATAACCTCCATGATCTGGTAGTTCATAAAGTCTTTAACACGACCAGCTTGTTCTTCACGAGTCTGGTCCTGAACACCAATAACCTGCGTTTTCACAGGCCCACCAGACGGTAAAAGCTCTTTATACGCCTGTGCTTGAAACTGTGTGACGCTTTCAGCTATTAACGGGTGCGTAACCCCACTAGCGCCCTCAAACGGTTGACTACGCTCTTCATACTTGACACCAAGCTGGTCCAAGCCCTTTGTATAAGTTTCTTCCCAATCAGAACGGGACTCCATATCTTCTTCATAAGAAGCCCTAAGATCTGAAGAAATTTCTCCAAGATACCCTTCATCTAACATCTCCGCTAAATTAGCATTATGAGGAACTGGCGGTGCAGCTTGTTGACCCATAATCTCAGTCAACGCCTGAACTATAGCCCCTCCTTGTCCGTCGTCTAGTATTTCTGCCCCACCCTCAAATGTCTCAGGCTGTGGAATGGATACGTCCACAGAGGCTTCGTTTGGCAGCATATCTTCTGCTGCAATTCCAGAATCTACAATCGGTGGCAATGCCATTAGTAATACTCCCGTTTACGACGGTACTCGTCAAAATCTTCGTTTTCACCTTCCAAGGAAATAAATCCTCCCTGTCGAAAACGCATCAATGCTAATGTCATACTATCACAAAAGTCATCATGATCGCCATTAGGAAATGAAACAACTTCTTCGATAACTTCATCAGCAAATTTCTTATCTGTTGGTGCCCACACTACACCAGCTTCGAACAATGGCGCAACCATGTGCATTCTACTTACTTTATCATTTCCCTTGCCCGGTGAGAACCCCAATGCTGGAATACCGCGTAACCGCAACTCGTCAATAAGCGGTGTACCCGTCGCTTTTGCTTCGACCAATACCATGTCTGGCTCCCAGTATTCGTGTTCTTCATAGGCTTTCTCCTTCAGTTCAGGGAAGTTCCACCGTCCGCGCTGGGCGTCCAATAACACTATGTTATCAGCCCCTCCTTCCTCCGGTTCAAAGATTCCCCAAGTGGTAATAGCACTGTAATCAGCGGTTTCTTTCTTCGAAAACGCCGTATCATACGCCTGAAGTATGTATTTTAGGGGTGGAATCTGCTCTTTTTCCCACGGTTGCCACCATTCTCGCTTAACTATGGCCGATTCGGACGTAGTTGGCGTCTGTTGCCACTGTGCATTCCATTTTCCTACAGGAAGTGACGCCTTAATCGACAATAATGCGTCTTTTTCCCAGAATTCAGGCCATAATGGCTTGTCTGAAGGTAAAATTGCAGGAAATTCCACTACTTCCCACTGATCTGCCATCATATCGCCGCCCTGAGAGGCTATCAAACGGCCTGTCAAGTCTTTTTTACCCCATCTTGTCATAACAATTATGATTGCACCGCCCGGTTGGAGACGTTGTCGAGGCCCAGAGGTGTACCATTCGTATGCATTGTCGAATGCACTGTCACTCATAGCGTCCTGCTCCGAGTGCGGATCGTCAATAACAAACAAATCAGCACCACGACCCGTGACCGCAGCACCTACACCAGCAGCAAAGTACTCGCCACCCTTGTCAGTTTGCCATTTTCCGGCCCCTTTGTTGTCTTCTTTCAGGTTTGTATCAGGAAAAATCTCTTTATACTGCGGATCATCAATCAAATCCCGCACTTTCCTACCAAATCGCACCGCCAACTCTGTGTTGTGGGTCGCCTGAATGATTTTAAGCTTGGGGTTCCTACCCAAAAACCACGCTGGCATGAGAAAACTAGCAAATTCAGACTTAGAATGACGTGGAGGCATGTTGATTATCAACCGCTTCAACTCTCCCCGGGCTACTTTTTCAAGCTTTTCCGCTATGATACGATGATGTCTACCCTCGATAAAGTTCTCATAAACGTGGTGAGCAAAGGGCATGAAATATTCTTGCGCTTTTTCCCTCGTTTCTAATCTTTTCTTAGCCTCTGTAAGAGCCAGTATCTCTTTTAAGGCTTCTTCAGGTAGGGCTTGTAGGTTCATGCTCTAATCGGTTCTGTGGTCTCAGTTCTTGTCGTCGTTTTCGTCTTTTGACCCGGTCCTTTGTATCCCTCTGGAATGTTCAACCTTGTATATGGTGACAAGCTTCTACCTGCCCTCATTCTGCTTCTTTTTACGTCTTTCTTACAGATCGGACCATCCGGGCCAGCCACCAAGGTATATGTGTCATCAGGACACTTAAAGGTGTTGTTTCCATCTGAATCTGTAGTAACTTCAGGCGGAACAAACGGTAAGTCTATTTCTACCGTGGCACCTGTTTCGGTCTCCGTCTCAGGTGTGTCATCAACTTCTACCTCGACTGTTTCTTCCTCATCATCATCGCTTGGAATAGTTGTTTGCTCTATGACAGGGATGAACGGAGTTGTTTCATCTTTAGTTTGTTCTTCTTGAACAGCGGTTTGTTCTACCGCAGGAATATTTGTTGTCCCCTCTACGTTCTCCGCTGGAGAAAGATTTACTTTAGATGGTCCTGTCTGAGCTTCTATCTGCGCCCTACCCTCCGGTGTAAACGGAGATGGTGTAGTTGTGTCTATTTGTGGCTGACTGTCAGCCGGAGGTAACATAGCCGTTTCAATACCCGATGGGGGTCTCTGAAGTGCAGCCTCTATCGCTGCTTTTTGTATCCCTAAATCTACACGAGTTTCACCATCCTTGGTAACAAGAGGATTGTTAAATGCTTCTTGCGTAATTCTAGCTACAACAGCAGAATCAAGTTTGGAGTTCATTTCCTCTACAAGCTCTGCGCTGATTCCACCTGTGTTTACAACGGAGTCTTCAGCTAACGCTCGAAGCATCTTTGCGTCTTTATCCATGCGGTTTGTAATCGCACGGTCAGCAGCAGTTTGCATTTCTTCTAATGTCAAACCAAGATCCTGAAGATCCGCTACGTCAATCGCGCCTTGATCTTCAAGCTGCTGATCCATAAGAGCTTCCGCAACGGTAACTCTGTCCGGCGCAATCTCAGGACGCATTTCCGTGGGAACCTCTGGATCCGCAAACAATCCATCAACTTCTCGCTGAAGACCCGCAGCTTTTTCATACTCTGTTTGTATTCCAGCCGGATCTGTAGCAGTTTGTCCTGCTGTCGCGCTGGTAGGAACAAAAGCTTGATCACTACCCGGTGTTTGATCCCCGCCCGGTTGTGCCGGACTTTCCGTAGTGACAGCTGGCCCCTTTGGTGCAGCAAGCTGTTGTATTCCTGTTATAGGACCAGCAACCGTTACACCTCCACCTAAACCAGCCGTCGATGCCTCAAGGATATCTTTTTTATCCATAGGTAAACCTAACTCTGGCATAAGAGTGTTAAGAATACGGTTCGTGGCGAAACTTTCGCCGGGTCCTTCTTGAGCGGCCTCGATAGCACCTGTTCCAAGTATGGCTGCAAATGGGTTGGCTTTACTAAGCAAAGCAACTTGTGCGGCTGTACCACCTCCGCCTAAACCAAGAGCGGCTAAATCAGTGCCTCCGCCTCCACGAGCCATTTGTTTTATTGCATTTCTTGCTAATGCATCATCTCCATTGTTTGCCGCTAATGCATCTCGATAAAGTTGTGTATTCGCAATCCTAGGGTCATTATCAATAAAATTATTTAGATCTAAAGAAAGCTCACCTTTTATTGAAGCCGCTCCCGTGCCCATGCCAAGAAGAGGGTTTACAGTAGAAACAATCAATGGAAGGGCCGTGGACCCCGCTCCTTTTAAACCTTTTTGAGCAGCAGTGCTAAAATCAAATCCTGTGTCCGGTCCCATCTGAACAATGTCACCGGGCTGTTTACCAGCAGCTTGTAAAAGAGTTCTGTCAACCTGACCGGGTCCATATCCTACAGCATCCTCATATGATTTAAGGTTTTTGTATATTTCCTGATCGCCCTCGTATCTGTCCGACATCTCGGAAAATTTATCAGACATCTCCCGTCCAAAATCAAAAACTTTTTCTCCAGCTTTATACAATCCGCTTTCATCATACGGCGTGAGTGGATCATCGTCCTGTCTAAACATCTGATCATAAGTTTGCCCAAGACCAACCCCTACCGTTCCTGCACCTTCGACCACTCCTGTAGAAATGTTTTTTGCCGCATCTCCAAGGGGTGAGTCGCTTATTCCCAAAGCTCTAGAAACAACATCCTCTGCACCAAGAACCTTTATAATGCTGTCTTTTAAAGATTCTTTAGGCTCAAACTGGGAAAAGTCTACTGGCTCCGAAGGTAAACCCATATCGTCGTCAGTTAACCCCAAACCTGACGGCTGATCGAAACTCGCTTCTTGGGCAGACATAGGATCTACCGTTGTTACGGTCTCGTCCATCAAAGGAATTCTTAAAGGACTGAAATCCGTTGCTAAACCGGATAAGTTTCCAGCACTTGCAAACTGTGTACCAGCCATTGCAGGAGAATCCGCTTTGTCATTCTCGTATTTTGTAGCAGCCAAGTATTCGCCAGTGTTCATCAGGCCCTCGCCTACCGGATCCGAACTGCTGTTTTTCAACGCAGATAGAACCTCTAACTCTGGATCTATACCACCCTTGTATTCAACAGTGCCCGGGGGAAGCGTACCTTCAGGTGCACCTCGACCCAACTCACCCATGCTTACGCCCGTGTAATCAAAGGCTGGACCTGTTTCTACAGGTTCTGGCTCTGGTTTGGGTTCAGGTCTTATACTCGAGGTTAAAGGTTTGGATGTATCAATAGGTGCAAGATTCGTGGTGTATTCTTTACCCTCATAGGTAAACGTGCCACCGTCTCCCTGCTTTTCCCGTTCTTCAGCAAACGTCTCAGCAAAAGTTTTGGTAGCAGCTGGCTCAGAATCAATATACTTAACCGTAGGTTTGTAATCCGTCTGTCCAACCTGTTCCGCATAAGAGTCAGATGCCGGAAAAAACCCAGTTGGTATGCCAATGTCATTCGCAGGAATGTCCGTAGCCGATGCCGGGGAAGCAGCAAACGCACTACCCTCGTTCAAAGAAATCTGAGCAATCGCTTCCTTTTCATCTCTTTGAGCCGTGTTTCCAAACCGAACATCCTGACCAAGACCGTTGTCTTTACCCTTACCAGTATACGTTCTTGTTAAAAACTGAGTGCCACCAGACGTAGTCGTCTCCACCCACTCAAATCCGTCGCCAGCGTACTGCCCCGTCTTAGATACCTGACCAATCGTAGTGTCTGCTTTTGTTAAGGATGATTTTTTTGCTGGTTTATCATCGTCACTGCTTGAAGAAGAACCGCCTCCGCCGCCCCCTCCGCCGCCACTCGGCTCACCAAAAACTCTACCGTCGAACAATGGATCAAATAACGAGTACCGCATCAGTTAACTCCTAAACTATAATTTGCACCAACCAGACTATAACCTCGTTTGTCCAGTATACGGGTGAACTTATCCATGTTTATACCAGAATCTTGACTCAGGTAAACCATCTTGGCACCCTCACCACTAGCCCACGTCTCAAACATAGCCAATAACTCCAGTCCAACACCCAATTTTCTATACTCTTCTCTCACATACCATAGCACATCTCGTGCAAATTTGTCAGAACTAAAGTAAAACTCGCTCATGTTGCCAGCAAAAACCCCCACAGTCTCACCACCATCTACAGCAACAATCAATACATGACCCGGTTCAACCGCATATTTTTCCGCTATATCCAAAAGTTTTTGGTCATCAAAATCAATCAAACCCGTAAATGCGCTCTCTCCAAACGCCAACATGCCCATCTCCACAAAGTCCTCTCCCAGTTTTTGCGGTAAATGGTCCATAATCATGTACTCAATCATTTCTTCTTGTATAAACTCTCAATACCACCCGGCGTCATATACGTCTGCATAGCTTTACGCATCGGATCTCCACCACTGCTCAACGGACTCATGCGGCTACTTTTACCAAATCTCGTACCAATCCTAGGTGCTCTCGGACTCAACAACGGCTTAATACGCTCCTCACCAAACAACGCCTGTATGCCCTTCATGTAATCCGTCATCTTGTCGCCACCCTCCTGCGGAACAACCCCCGAAGGTTGAGCTTTCGGCTGCTTAACCTGTTTACCACCCAAAATCTCAGCAGCATACGCCTGTGCAGCAGAGGACGGAGTTCCACGGTTCACGTTTGTCGGACCACCGTTATACGCCATCAAAGCCTTGTTATAATCACCGTCATAGTTCTTGATCAACGCTCCTAGATACTCGGCTCCAAAACGTAAGTTATCTTCCGGATTTAACCTATCCTGTATCGGAGTAACACCATAACCCGGCTTCATTCCTGTATCAGGCTTGATCTGAGTAAACCCCAACTCGCCTTTTGTGCCCTTGGCAGACGGGT